AGTAATAGGAATGCAGAAGAAAAACGCGAAGCTTTAGATCGATTGACTGAATCTGAAAATAATATGCTTGATAATATAAAAGATTTAAATCGACGCGCGGTAGAAATTAATAAGCAAGACTAAGCTAGACGCCAACATCTAACACCCATACAACCGTCTTTCATTGTAGTAAATGCTCTGATTTTGACGCCCGCTCGTTTTGCCCCCGTTTCTATTGCGTAAATGAGTGGCGAAGTTTTAAGAGTAGGGATAAAAAAACTATCCCCGATCTCCATGCCCTCAAACGGAAACACCCATTCTATTTCATTATACAAGCTCAGGTGCAGCTCCTAATGACTTAGTTGTAAGTTTAGTTGTATCGATAACATAAGTCTCAATGTTAACTGTACCTGTTGCATCTTTCCAACCTGTACCCATCTTCTTACGTTTCTCAATCACCTCGATACCTGCTTGCTTCATTTGATATAAGAACTCTCTTGTACTTACTTGGTTCTCTGCTAAGTGTTTTCTAAACTCAGGCTTAGATATAAATATCAGATGAGTATCAAGTTCAGCACGGATCACTAAGGGTGAACGAGGTTCCATTGAAATCTTGCCATCTTTAAATGCAAGAATACCTGTTTGATGGTTGTTAATAAATTCACCAATTAGAGCTTCGTAATCAATGACGTTAACTTTAACTACGTTATCACGTATAGCTACCATTTCGCCGACAATCCTGTTATAGATCTTTTTCAAATCATAATCAACTATGCCCGCCTCAACTGCTATTTCACCCGCAGTCATCGTAGCTGCAATTAAGTTTTCATAGAATCGATAAGCTGTATCTTCCCCAAAGTCTTTTCTAAATTGATCAACCCATTTATCCATCTTCTTTTGAACTTGGTCTTCACTATATTTATACAACGTAAAGATAAACTCTCTACCAGCCCAACCGTAGTTGAATCTAAACTTATCGAAGATTTCTTTACCAAGTGTAGGCTCATCAAGGAATGCTTGAGGTTTACGCACTGCAAACTCAATTAACCTAGCAACCTCACCATTAGGATCTTTTTTAAGTATACTTAGTTTGTCATACATACTCTGGTTAGAAGTAAATATAGCAATCAAAGATGCTGACATCTCGTGATCTCGTTCTGCATTGACTGATGCTTGCATACGGATTTTAGATTTACCCTGTGAAATCTTGTGAATTAATTGTGATAAGTCTTTAGGTTGAATATTACCCACTTCATCTAAACCAAATGGAATATTGTGTAGCCCTAGATAACGCCCTGTCATACCATTAGCCGTAGCTTCTAACACTGATAGGTCTTTAGGATTACCCCATACAGATAAGCAACTATATAGCGCACCTGTTTTGGCTGCACCTGATTCACCTGTTAAAGATATAGTTACCCCTGATGTCGAGGTCTTATTCATTAGAACTGAGCCGAACCCAGTTAACAAAGTAAACGCATGTAGTTCAAGACTAGGTTTACTAAGTTTATTGGCAGCTTCTCTCCATACTTCATAAGAACCTGCTGGTGTTAAGTGTTTAGCTATACTCTTACATAAAGGTGATGTTGGTGATGTAACTTCTTTACCATCTCGTAATAGCTCTGATTCTCCTACTACAAAGGATTCTTGATTGGGCGTCCAACCCATTTGCATACGCATAATTTCTGCTGCATTTTTGTTTGTGAGATAATGTCCCCATTTAATTATATATTTCATAAGATATTGGCCTCCTTTGGCATCTTCATTAAATAAAACACCTTGAGACGAAATAATTTTTTTAAGATCTTCTACCGCGTAAACTTTGCTCATAGGGAGTAAAAACTCTCGCTCAGGGTCATTTGGCAATATCGCTCTCATTAATAAACACTCGCCGTCTGCGGGACTATAAATCCTCTTCAACGGAAATAAATCATATAATGTAACAACTATTGGATCACCAGGAATAGGCGTGCCATCTTTATCGAACTTAGGGGCAGGCATGCAATAAATACCGCCTTGCGTACCATACACGAACGGATAGAGCGCTTCGGGCAACGATGATAAGCCCCGTGTGACTACTTCTGCATGTTCTTTAATATGCTCAATAGTCTTAATTGACATCGATTGATCTAATGGTTTGATCGGTTCTTCGACAGCTATTTTAAATATTTTACCTAATGCAAGCGGATTAGTGATCTTGCCGCGACTAGGACAGCCACTACATATACCAGGATTAACATTGTTAAATGTTTCGCAGGAATGTGGCATGCCTTGGGTTGCTTGCGCTTTTCTAATGGTTTCTCTTTCATCATAGTTAGGATAGTCTTTTGAAATTAAATGAATTGCTGATTCTCTATCAGCACAATGTTGAGCAATAGATAACCCTGAATACCACAAAGGTTCTTGTAGGATTTTAACATTATCCATAATGAAGCTAATCTGAGCACAACCTTTTGATTGTACAATTTTTTCAAAGTTAGATTCAAAGTTATCTAGCTTCAATGCTTTACGTTGATCTTCACTAAGACCTTTAGGTGCGGCTTGTAATATATCTGCAAGACTAGGTTCAAGATTACCTAAGAACTCTTTGAACTCATCAAATACATAAATAGGTAAATCTTCTCCCATAACTTTAGTAGGTGAGGGAGGCATAGTCTTTTGATTGAATGTATCAGGACAACGTAAGATGCGGGCTAGATCGGCAGTGACTACAGGATCTATGTTTAAACCATGTGTCAAGCAAAAGTCTTTAAACTTTTCTGCGTAAGGTTTCCACTCGGTTGCGGGAATGTCCCGATCAAAAAGCCAATAAGAATGGATGCCAGTTCCCGAGTCTATCTTAACAGGAGGGGGAAGATTATGTTCTAGTACGAATTGGTCAATCGCTTGGACTGCTTCATCTTTTGAGTTATAGCCCTTACCATCACCTACATCAAGATCAACAAAGAAAGACCTAACAAACTTTGCTTCATCGGCTTTACGACTGTATCCACCGAATGAACTAAGTGCAACAAAGATATTAGTAGGCGAGTTCTTCTTCGACTCAATGAACTCGGCAAGTTCGTCTACGTTTTCTACGAATTTATGCTTGGTTATTTTAGCTATCGGATCAATCGTAGCTACACAATAAACGCCTGTAGATGGCAGTGCTTTCTTATAAAATTCTTTCATCATTTGCAGTTTCCTAAATTTTTAGTCAACAGTTTCCCACCACATAAAACTATGTGTTTTTTAATTGCTCACTAGGGAGGATTCTATTCTACTACGTTTTTATAGTTTGTCGATAACTTTAGTATCAATAAATATTTTTGCATCAACAGTACTTGACACAGGCAATTCTCCTGCCTCTAAATATGTATCAATAATCTCCATAAACTTTTCAATCTTATCAATATTCTTTTCTCGTACAGGTTTTCCCCTGAACCAATTATGAATTGACTGACGAGCCACACCTAATGAATCCGCAATCATACCAGGTGGCAAGTTGGCTTTTACACACTGCTTACCAAACTGCACACCTAGTCTTTTCGCATTAAGGCTATTTAAACTGAGTAAGAACTTTTCACTATAACACTTAGCCATGATTATCCTTAAGTTTTAACTGACCATTTTTTAACGATGCTACTTACATCATTTGGTTTTTGTATAGGTGCAGGTTCAGCTCTTAATGTAGGTTGCTCTACTACCACGTCTGACTGTACGTCACTTGCTGTCTGAGGTGTTGCAACAGGTTGAGCTTGTGGAGCCGCCGCTTGTGGTGCAAGTGCTTCGCCTTCTTCTTTAGGTTTATATACAGTTAACTTAATGTAGTTATCAGCTGTTTGAGACTTAGCTTGTTTCTCTACATCAATTAATTGCTCAGGTGTTAATACACCAACAGGCGAGAATAATAATTTAGGTGTAGGTGACTTAGTATCAAACTGCATCTTAGTAATGATCTTACTTGCGCCAATATTATTATTAGCTAGCATTTGTACATAAGGTCTGAAACCCCACTTGCCATTATCTTCTTTTTGCCAGCATGATGTTGAAGGTAATACAAGTTGATAGATGTCACCACTTGGATCACCAGGAACTGTCACTGCTGTTCTCCATGATAAACGACATGCTGAACCATTACCCGCTACAGAATTCTTAACGCTGTATGGACATTGGTCACATGAACTTGCTGGAGGATTTGGCACATCAGTATCAGGTGTACGAGAATCAGTAGACCAACATGAAGGTACAATCTTTTCGCCATCTTTGTATGATGATGCGTAATACATTCTTGATGCGTTGTGAGCCATACGGATAAAGACTACATTCATTGATCGGTCTTCAATCGTACCAACTTCTTCACCGCCTGCATATTTACGGAAGACTCCGCCTTTAATAGAGATACGTTTAGTGACGTTGTTACCGCCGCCACCAGCTACCGCTAGTGTATCTGCGTCTAGCCCTGTTTGAAGTAGGGCTGGGTTTTGTTGCATTAATATTGCTAATTCGTTACTCATAATTTACTCCTTAAGTTTTACTAGGTTTCTTAACTACAATACTATATTCTCTAAATGAACTAACACCTGGTGGCATACCTTCTCCATCATGATTAGCTAGATACTCTTTAAGATTAGTATTATGTAATCGTTGTTGCATTAACTCAATCAATCCGTTTTCCATGATGAATGATTTAAGGCCGTCCCAATCACTACATATATAACTCTCTCTTAATGTTTTAACTACTGTACCCGCGCCTGTACGTATTGTCTCGGCGTTCATTTCATTGCACTGCTCTAATAACACTTGTTCTAATTGCGCTTGTTCTGCTTTTAGCTCAGCGTCTTTTAGTTCAAACTCTCTTGCTATGTTCTCACGTTGACCACGTATTGTCAAGTAAGCTTGTACAATCTCATCTAGCTTAATCTGTTCACTCATGACTCTAATTCCTCTCTATATAAATCAACTAGTTTAGTATGTAAATCTACTTTGCCTTGCAACATCTTATAAATTCTTTTCTCTACATCTGACCCTTCAAGATGAACGACTGTCATCTTATTCTTCTGACCTACACGATCGATACGAGCGACACATTGTAGATAAGTCTCAACCCCCATCACAGGCGACCAAAAGAC